TCATAAATCACTAATATCTAAGATAAACCATAAAACATCATAATTAGAGCGCCAATAGTTGTCTGATTCACTCCGAGGAGGTGGTTGAATGAATGCATTTTGCTTAACTGAAACATGAGTGCCAACGCATTCAATTAATGATGCTTTACTGTAATCTAAAACCCCTGACCGATGTCGGTGGGACAAATCATTGCCAACCTGAACAAATCCCAGCTTAGTGACTTTATCAATCGAGCGATACCACATTGGTTTTGGGTTAAATTTACTTATATAGCCTATAACCTTGGCCGTTTTTAACGATGAGTTATAAACTAACTTTTGTTGTGCATTACGAATATTAATGCCATATTCTTCGTTATTCGCCCATCCTTCATATGGCTTAAATAAATGTACTTTTGCTGGTTTAGACTGATCAAGCGTAGCAACACGCAATAAGCTATTACTAGCATCTCTATGATTCCATGAAATAATGCTACCTTCTTCTATGGCAATGGCTGCATTTTTCAATATATCTTTTGGAATCGTGAATTCTGTCACTGCTGATTTGTAATCATTACCTGTACCATAAATTGACCATGTGTATTTTAAGGGTACTTTGTAATATTCAAAAACCACACCACCATCGTTTAATGTTCTTAATCCATTTTCTCTGCTAAATTGAATGCCGTACATTAGAATTTCCCCTTCATTACCGTTAAATGATCCGAAACAGCAGTGATTGTCACAACAGTACCATTAACTGATACGCGTTCTTTCCAAAAATCCCACGCATCAACTTCTCGAAACGAGGTGAAAATAAATTCACCTTTTTCGATACTGATATCTACACTAATGCTCTGGCCTTTTTTAAGTTCAATCGCTTTATCAAAGGCAACAACATCACCAATCTGATTAATCACCTTCCCATTTTTATCTTTCACTTGAATATCAAACATATTGATCCACCACTGCTTTATTTTTTTTAAAATCTTTTTCATTACTTTAATTTCCCTATTCTAATTCTCTCGATACCATTGTTGTCATACACAAGAATGCGCTCACTCGTGATTCTCAAGCCAACATTTTTAGTAGGGTCACTTCTGATTGTTACATCTCCATTGCTAGAGACTATAAATTTTCGATTAATGTTTAATGTTCCTCCCTCTATCACAGGTGCTTTCAGTTTTGCGCCTGCAACCAATGATTCCCCTTTAATGGTTCCACTCGCAATCAAATCACCATCTAAAGCCAACTTGTTTTGCCATAAAACAAATGGCATTTTGGTCGATCCATCTTTTTGATTTACAATCGCAAATTTATTGGCTTGTATAATGAATTCCGAATTTTTCCCATCATTCAAACTCGTAAAGCCAGAAATAACTTTCTTACCACCACTCATGGCAGTTGTCGTCAATGTATATTGCGACTTAACCTTTCCATCCACGCCTGCTATTGTCTGTTTAACAGTATTGATGGATGCATTGAGATTCTTATTAACCTCAGTTTTTAACGTGCTGATTGACTTTGCCTGCGCATTGAGCTTAGTTGTAGTTGTCTGTTTAACTTCATTAATTGAAGCCTTAATACTGTTATTCACCTCAGATTTTAAACCCTCTATCACACGTGATTGCGCGGATAATTGATCAGTTGTGGTCTTTTTAAAAGTATTAATTTCTGCTTGATTAGCCTCAACGATAGAACGATTAATCGCAGTTTCTGCAAGAATGGCCTGACTCTCTGTCGCTTTAGAAAACTCTAACAGCTTAGCTTCAGCCAAGGCTTGATCAGCCTTTTTCTGAATTGCTTTAATTACTGTTGATTGATCAATCAATGTTTGCATGTCTTGACGTGCTTCTTTTAAAGCATCTTCAATGATATGTGTTGCAACATCATCAGATAACTCTTTAAGCGTTACTTTCCCGCGAATCATCTCAATAATGCTCGTTGAGTCATTGGATGATTCAGCATAGAACACACGCGTAAATTCGCCCTGATTACCATCTAAATCGACTAAGCGAAACCAGAAATAACGGCCATCTTTAATCCCTAGATTACTAACTGTATAAGTATTCTGTGGATATGGCATTTTGGCCGCTAAAGTTGCTTTACTTCTATCTTCACTTTGTGACCACCATATTTCTGTATAGGCTTCTGTTGTTAAAAGCGGTGGTACCTCCCAATATAGATTTAAGCCAAAAACGATGGGCAAATATCTTAAACCTGTTATTTCATAAGTGGTGCTAAATGAAATAGATAATTCTGCACTGTATTGGCCATATTCATTAAGCGCTCGAATCCGTGCTGTATAGTTGCCCTGAGGAAGATTTGTGAGTTTAGTGAACGTCTCAAATGTTTCAAGACGACGCAGTAATTTTTTACCATCATACAGATGGATAATATACTTAACTTTCCCGCCTAATGTTTCAATGCTATCCCAACGTAGTACAAGGCTTTTACCCTCATTTTCTACAATGCCATTGCTCAAATGCGGAATAGTATTTAGTGATGAATGATGCCCTTGTATGTATGAGGCGCCACGATCAACAATCGCTTCTTTTTGCGGATTGTGTTTAATGGCCGTTACTGTATATGTATTCGTCTCTCGATCTTCTTCAATGTGTATGCATCTAAATAATCTAGGCTGTAATTTCCCAACAATCGCCGCAAATTGTACATGTTCAACTGCATTCACTGGTGCATCAAGTTTATATTGAGTTGCACTAATCGCTCGTTTAACTTTGAAGGTTTTCACCTTACCTTCAACATTAATCAAGAAAGATGTCACTCCTTTGATATCACGATCAATAGTAATCACATCACTAGCAATATCCACAATACGACCACCAACTTGTTGCCCAGCATAATTGCTATCTGCTATCCCTACAATATCGTGTTGCTCATGTCGAATACCCGCGGCACCTAACTTAAACTGAACATGTTCATTTTCTGTTAAAGAGGTAATCAAATTCCACTTAGCGCAACGCAGTGCTTGTGATCGTTTCGTACATCCGAAAGCTGTAATCGATGTGGACCTAAGACCATATCTAGCGATATTCTTCTCATCTGATACTTCATCTATTTTTGTACGATAACCGTCCTCTTGATCAATGTACTGTACTTGAATTTGATTATAGAGCTCTGTTGCAGGCACAAATGAATAGTTAAACTCTCCATCAACTACGCTAGAATTTTCATATACTGCAATAACATCACTTTTACTATCGAAATACACAGTAAAATAGTTATTAGCATCTGAATATGTGCCACGGAAAACTGAACATAAATTATCTAATACTGTTTTAGCATCCTCACCAAACAAAATGGCATTACATACAAAACGAGGTTCTTTTCCACCATTTCCGTCATCTACCAACGCATCACAATACTTAGATAACTCATATAACTTATCAATATCTATTTGATAGTCTGTAAACTTCTCACCAAAACACTCATCATTTGTTAGGACATCGTACAAAACCCATGCTGGATTGTTCGTATATGCTGGTTTAAACAATCGATCCCACAATCCTGAATAAGTACGCGTTACAGGATCATAGTTAGATGGAACTTGTACAATACAGCCTTTGATGCCATATGTTCTCGTCGGATTGTTATTGCCAAATTGCTGAGAATCGATTTGTAAAAATGCCACGGCAGATCCTGGCATCCTTACTTTGACGTCTATTGATTCCACATAGCTAAAGAAATATGTTTTATTTCTCAACATATCATCCCTAGAATCAGCAGTTAAACGAATACATTTGATGTCAAAAGGCGCCGTTGGCAAGTCTGAAAACACATAATCAACTCTAAACGGTTGATTGCCTTTTTCGTTTAAATGCATGTGTTGTGCGGCATGTACCTGACCATTTTTAATGATTTGAATACTCATATCAACAGACGTTGCCAGCTGATCACCTTCTGTTGTAGAACGCATCAAAGCATCTACGCCCACAGTGACGCGCACACTTGTTACTTGTTTATTAGTTACAGTACGCGTAATAGGATTTTTCTTTTCAACCTGAGCCCCCACAGTGTGAGAAGTATCTACAGACATAGCACTAGGTAAATAATCCTGTTCTAACGTCCCACGATTAAACTCGAATTGAACATCGGCATGGTTCATAGATCCATCCTTATTCTGTACAGCTGTATCATTCAGATAAACAGACTTTAGTGGATGCTCATTACCATTAATAAAACCTGAAATTTCCCCGCTACTGATTAAATCTATGACTTTGAGTTTTTGCGCAGAATGTAATGTATTTTTTTCAATGCGTGGTGATCTTGCACCACCTCCTGATTTACCACCCATATTTAACTCCACTGAACCTTAATATTAATGGCGGCATTACGTACAGAATCACAATTTCGATCTATATTGTACGTTTTACCATTTGGATCTTGAGCTGCAATCAACTCAACTATTTGACGAGAATATTTAGCCGTTTGCACGTTATTAATATCAATACCAGACTCAATACGGCGACTTGCTAAACCTTGTGAAATGACATAACCACCCACTAACATTTCACCATAGACACGTAGGATCTGTTTGCCTTGCCCCGCCATGTTAGATAAATTGCTAAACGCTGAAGACTTTGAATCTTCTACACCTTGGTAATCTTGATTGAATTTTGGCTGCTTAGTTAATAAAGCTGCTGCACCTGCTAGCATCAATCCGACGCCCATTTGCAATAAAACTGTAGCAACCATTGCACCACCAACGCCCATAACACCCATTGCAGCGAATGCAGCTCCAGCAACGAGAGCCAATGGACCCGACCCTTTTACAATTGGGATCACTCTAATAATTAACGGCTTACTGGCATTGATGCCTGTTAAATATTCATCTTGACCAACATATCGCCGCCCTATTTTTAATGCGTACTGTTTATATTTAACGTGTTTTTTAAACCCATCTAATTGAATACATAAAGAACGCATACACTCATTGACTGTATTGCCATATAAGCTAATTTCTTTGCCATACTTTCTTAATGCACCATAGAATTTAAATGTAATTTTCTTCATACTCACTTGCCTTTAAGTCATAATGAATTGCTTCAAGCATGCGTGGCTTCCAATCCTTATGCCGCCAAATAGAATGAGTTCTTTTTCTAAATACCGAGCCATATGCGACGACTCTTGAATATTGCCCCTCTACATGATGCAATACCCTTTCACCATCTAAAATTAAGCCCAAATGATTAGGATTTCCGCCCATACTAGTCACGATGACATCACCTGTTACAATGTCTGACACTTGATAAAAACCAAGCTTTGGTAATCTCTTAATAATCACGTTATTCGCTTCATCAGTTTCCATCGTTTTACGTTGATAGTGATGAAGATTAATGCCACAAATTGCATAGGCATCTTCAATTAATGTGGCACAATCGAATTGACCATATTTAAATTCTCGTCCGCGTAATAAATCAACGCATTTGTATTTATGGATTTGGTTATTGGCCACGATCCACCATGATTTTTGCGTTTGTATTTGAGATAAGCGATCTAAACTTGATAAAAATGGATGGTCACCTATATGACTATGAACAATGGCATCTATACGATCATAGTTATATTTATCAAGATTAAATTCGAAATGATTCACCTTATCTTTGGCAATGTTTTTGACTGCTATAAATTGATTATCAATAACAATCCCACCTCGTTCTTCATTGGCATCAGCACAATAAGACAAGATACTGTTTTCCATAATAATCCTTTTCTAAAAGACAAAATAAAAGCCCAATAAAGGGCTCAATGGAATTGACAAAAATTAAAATGTTTATACTAGAATTTAGTTCTACATATATTTTCCTGTAGATTTATTGATTGTAGGTTCTGTTTATACATATATTCAGAGCCTTTTTTTATCTAGCTTGAAAATTTATCAGCAACAGGAAATCCACCAAAAGGCAGCTGACCATTAACGCCAAATCGCGCAATACATCCACTAAGTCTCTTGCTGCATTTATCCTTATTCATTTCATGTGGTTCTAAAGCATGATCGTTTTCATCGGCAATAGCATGGCCATCATATCCACAATACTCACCTCGATATAAAAACGGACATACCGAAGCATAAATGGTGCGCTTAGGAATCATCGCCCCATCTGTTTCAGACGGCAAAGCTAATGTGAATTCAGCATATTGACTGTTATATTTTGAAGAATTGACAATATAGGATTGAGCTAAATACTCATCAGGATTCGCTTTATCATTGCCATCATAAAAGTTTACAGAATCTAAGAATTGTGACGGCACTCGGTAACGTGTTATTTTTGCCCCAATAAATCCATCATATTGATGAATCGCCCCTGTCATATATCCATTTAAATTGGCAATGTTTAGCGTCGGTCTATTACTTGGTCCATTGCCTTTTCTTTCAACGCCATCAATTTGTATTGGTATCGCTAAATATTTCTGACCACGCCAAACGACTTGCTCACCCTTTTCATTTAACTCATTACAGAAATAAAAATAATTAGAACCACCTGCATCATTAATACGGCTAATATCTAGTACATATAAATCAATCCATGCTTGTTGTTCTAATTCATCTAGTTGAGCTTTCACTGAATCACTAATCATTTCATGACCTCAACAAAGCTTACGGTTAATTCACAAATATCCTTACTTTTATGAACCAGCTTATAGGGTCCATCTTTTCTCACTAGATACTGTTTTCCTTGAAAGGAAAACCAAAATGGCTTTGTAATATGTAGCAGCAAAAAATCAGTGATTTCATTAATTTCTTCTTTCTTAGCAACAAACTTTAAGTCAGGAAACTTATTTCGGTGTAACCTCAAACCCTTGAGCTGCCGCTGCTCTATGCCATCTCCGAATTGAATAATATTAAGCAAAGGTTCAACTTCTTGTGCCGCTTCAACGCGAGGACTCCATCTAAATACACTATAACCCATATCAAAGACCTAATAAGAGCAATTAAACAAACATTAACTTTTCAATTCTATCTTCTAAGACTCTTTTCTTGCATTTTATACACAACTCTAATGATAGACATACAGTTAAATTTTAAATATAATTTTGTTGGGCACACCTTTCTTTATTAGAAAGTGGTGTTTCAGCGTTGGATTGTTATGATTCAACGCTTTTTTTTATAATTTTTAGCATAAAAAAACCCCGATTAAGGGGCTTTTATAAAACTAAACTAACATAATTGGAGAGTATTAAAATCGGATGAATGATAATACAACCATCTTTCTAGGTAATCTGCATCATACAAACTTATTTCTACAAAAGTGTTTTATTTATCATTCTTTAGACATAAAGGAGTATTCTTCTGTAGCCGAATTTTGCGCATACAAACAACAAAACGCAGGCATAAAAAACACATCTATCGGGATAGCGGCTATCCGCCATGTATTAAGGTTTCGACACCTCTGTCCTATGGACGAGTAAATAATAGCTGAAATTAAACATGTGTCAAATTGTTTTGGTTGATAAAAACATTAATTAAGATTATCAATTTTCTGACAAACATTTTTTGCCGTGGAAATATTGTTTTTCGCAGAAACATCAAAGATCTGAACATCCAAATAATAGTCAGATGTAACTCTCGCCGCTCTCAACTGACCCAATAAGATAGCAAGAGATTTTACATTTTTATCTTTCGAAGCCTTAAGAAAATGAATCAACTCTGCATGACCTTCTGGGGCACCTTCAATTGTCAAAAATATCTTATGGAAAGCGCCATAATAAGCTCGCGAGATTGCGTTTCTAAAATCCACCTCTGTTGCATTCTCTTTTTTCAAAAGCTCATCAGCAGAAGCAATAAAACACTCAGGAGTTACCATCTATACAAGCTCCAATATTTCTTTAGGCTCATCATAAGCAAACATTGGAATAAAATCATAATCCAATAATTCCTCATTCTCTACCAAATCTTCGGATAACTCTAAATTAGCATTACTAATTTCATTATCGGATGAAGATGAAGTATAAAATATTATAGTATTGATCTTTTGATCATCAGCACTAAACACTATATTAAAGTCTTTAAATTCATAGGTATTAGCAATTGAAAGCATCATATCAGTAATTTTTTTTATGTGATGTTTCGATATTCCAACAGCTTCTTCAAATTTTCTAGCTAAATACAATTTATTTTTAATAACAGCTATTTCACTCTTACTTTCTTCATAATAAGTACCTTGATAATTAATATTATCAACCAACTGTTGAATTTTTTCAAAATTACCATCTAATAAATATTTATTAGCTAGATGTTCCCATGCAGTAAATGATAGTGATGACTTAAGGAAATCCTCTTCTTCATTTAATGTATTGATGTAATCTTCCAATAGTCCAACACGCATCATATAAAATAACATATTGATTAATGTTTTATATCTCATGTTAGAACTATAATGCAAAGCATTTTTAAAACTTGATAATGCATTGGTTTTATCTTCACGGCAGGCATGGTACATGGCCCAAATTAAATTACCATATACATCACTCTTTTTAATTTGAGACATTTTATTTTTATATTTAAATGTTGCCTCAGCATCACTAATAAAATCACTACTAAAAAAGCGATTTGTTAATTCCTCAAGAATGCTTAGTGAGCTACTTAATGGTACTCCCATATTAACTTTTGCCCATATTTTAGATAAAACATGGTTGCAATAATATATCCTTATTGCACACTTGTAAACATATAGATCCCCCATCCGAGTGCTCACAGAAGCTTTTACAAGCCTTTTCTTACTTTCTATTGAGAACGATTAATAAGCTATTTTGAGTTAGGGATCATAATATTTCTCTCAATAAAAAACCGCACTTAAGCGGTTATCTTTGGGCGATAAAAAAGCCCAGTTAAGGGCTTTCATTTGACTTAGTATATTTGAGCGGATGATTATAAGGTCTGAAAATTATCTATTAAATGTATCAAGGTGATTTAACTGACCTTTTGTCATATTTTGACACAAAGCTAAACAAAAAATTTATTTAAGACAGAGTGTTAAGCAATCTTTCTTTCATATTTACTATTTCTTCTCATATATATTCTAGTTAAAATAATATTACTTAACAAATCGTCCGCCTGGTCGACTTTCTCGTGCAATCACTCGTTCCACAATAACTTCAACTTGTCTATCTAAAGCCTTACCTACGCTTTTATCAATCACTTCTGTGCTGCCATCTTCAGCAACATTGACAATAATTGTGATCGGTTGAGGCTGGTGTACGTTTGCGTGTCCAATCATAGCTCGACCACCCACAATACCGCCATTGGCATAACCTCGTAGCCTCATTCTTTCAACTGCTGCTACCCCACCAAATCGAGCAACATCTCGTTGTGAAAAGACTACTTCACCTTTGTGAACAATGCCAGCGGGCTGATATTTTCCACCAGCGCCCGTATAGCCACCCATTGCAAAACTTTTTGCACCAACAATTCCACCGCCCGAAAAGTTACCAAGACTAGAGAAAAAGCCGCCAAAAGCCATTTTCATGGTATTTAAAATAGCCATTTTGATAAGCATTTTTGAAATATTCTGCAATACTGATTGGGTCATCTCGGAAAAGCTTTTGTCAGTACCTGATATAAAGTTCGCAACAGCATCCGTCATTCCACCAAACATTGATTCCGTAACGGTTGCAAACTGCTCACCAATATTTTTCCCCATCGAATTTACATAGTTATCAAAACCTTTTGATATGCCTAAAAACGGATTATCCCCTAACTCTTTTTTCTTTTTATCATATGCATCTTTTAACTCTAGTACTTTGGCAATTTCTTGATTAAGTAAATCAATATTTTCAGCACTCATGCCTATGCTGATCTCTTTTACTTTATTTTCGAGATCACGAGCGAATGTTAATTTTTCAATCTCATCTGCTGTTTTTCCGATCAATCGAAGCTCAAACTCCATCTGCTCCAAATCAGCCGCATACTCATTTCTAAATTTAAGAATAGAGTTGAGTTGTTTCTGGCTATCTAATGCCATTGCCTGATTCATCAATATTTGCTTTTGTGCTTCAGATACCTTTGATAACGCATTCGATTGATTCGCAAATTCTAATGTTAATTCCCTTGCTGAAGTATAGAGACTTTCACGTCCAAACTTAGCAATCTCTACATTCAAAGCCTGAACTTTTGCTAATTCATCAGATAACGCTTTTAGTTTTTCTCCAAAATGATCTGTGCCTCCACCACGTTTTGCAGTACGCTTCGATGCATTGCTTTGATCAATTTCATCTAACATTGCCTTTGCTCTTGCAAAATCAGCTAAGGATGCGCCCATATCGACTAAATTAGCTAATGTCACTTGCGATGCTGTCATACCAAGCTGTCGATACTTCTCTTCGATCTCTTTGAGTGTTTCCGCTACGCCTATACCTGATTTTTGTAGCTCATTCATTCCATCAGTTGATTCTTCAGAATAATTTTTAATTTTTAAAATACTTTCTGAAACCTTAACAATCGCATCTGCTAAATTCGAAGCCTCCCCTTTCATTTTCTTGATCTTCTTCTCTTGCTCTTGAATATCAAATTTAGAAGCATTGCCGCCAAACCAGCCGCCACCTTGCATTGTCTTGAGCTTACGCTCTTCATGAGCAATATCGGTTTTCAAACGCCAAAGATCATTTTTCAAATTCTTTAGGTTATCCGAATATGAAATGACTAAAGCTTCTCTTTGTGATTTATTCATGGATTTCAGACGCGCTTCTAAACCTTGAAGCTCAAGCTCTAAATCACCTGCACTTTTCTTAGCTTTATCTGAATTAGTCGCAAACAACAATAAACCTGCTGCCACAATACCAATTAAACCTGCTGGACCACCAACCAATTGTAATGCTCGAGACATACCATTGACAGCCATTGTCCCCGCTGTAGATGCTGCCGCCAATGTATTAGAAGCACCCGCAGCTTTAATTAAAGAAAATTGATATTTAGCAGCGGCAAAAGACGATTGCCCAAACGCAACACCTGACGATATAACCGCACCTGTCATTTTTCCAATCATGACTGAAGCCAACAAAACAGCAGGAACAAAAACCACATGCAAATTATTTGCAACATATAACAGTGTCGATGATATACCCTGTGTGATACCCGTTTGATTCAACATGTCTTGGCTAAATTGCATAATATTATTACGTACAACGGTCATTGATGATTCAATTGTGGCTGGCATTTCGGCTGCCTGTTTTTTCAATTCATCATATGATTGAGAAATGGCATTAAATAGCAATTCAGCGGTTAATTTACCTTCAGAACCCAGCTTTTTGAGTTCACCACGCGCAACACCTGTATTTTTTGCCAAGATGTCTAAAAGAATTGGGGCAGCTTCAGCAATCGATCTAAACTCATCCCCCTGTAAAACACCTGATCCTAAAGCTTGTGATAACTGCAATAAAGCACTTGCCTGCTCTTGCGCACCAACACCACCCACACGCATTGCATTATTGATAGCTTCTGTAAATCTTAAAATTTCTGTTTGTGTTTTACCATAATCCTTCATTGCTCTTGCTGTACGTGTGTAGAGAGTTGCTGTTGCTTCCAAGCTCGCACGCGTGCTATTTGCTAAACCTAATAAGCGTTTTTGTACAGCTTCTGCTTCTTGTTGACTAGCTGTAACAAATCTAATTTGTGAATTTAGGTTTGTCATTGTGTCAGCCAAACTCAGTACATGTGTTGCAGCTTGTACGGTTAATAAACCTGCCAATGCCTTGCTTAATAGATTCATTGGCACAATGGATTGTGATGCTGATGCACCAATATTGCGGATACCTGTTGAGGCTGTATCAGCATCTTCGCGCATTCTACGCAATGAATTAGCCACACTATCATTTGATCTTGCAAATCGACCATTGGCTTCTCTCAATCGCCCCTGCTGATCAAAAAAGTAACCTAAGCTTTTTGCTTTATTTTCGAGTTGTTCAGCAGATCTAGACACACGATCAATATCACGAGATGCCTGATCCGCGCCATTTGCTCTGATATCAATGAGCATTCCTAAATCAGCCATAACCTTCCTCACCCATAAAAAAAGCCCTAAATTAATAAGGGCTTTCTAATACAACTATATGCTTTTAAAGCACAATCCATCTTCACAAATTAATTTTTTGTACTAAAATATGAATGTTCATTGCAATAGTCTCCTTGAAAATTGCCATGAGATTGCATAATTTAACTTTAGCCCTGTCAAAAAGCAGGGCTATTTTTTTAACTCTAAATATCGCGCATTTCATCTAGATAAATCGAATCAATAAGCCTTAAAGCCTCTATATCATCTCTATCCATTTCAATTGACATTAATGATGAAAAAGCGGCGATTTCTGTATAACTGATGGGTGTCCATCCCATAGCTGTATTCCGTGTTTGATTTAATGATAGAAACCAATCCCAAACGTGCTGATAATACTGAGTGATTAAAGGCGCTTGCTTCAACTCCTCTAACTCTCCTAAATTTTCAGACATTTCTAACAACATTTGGTGACGTGTTTTACGAGAATTTTTCTCTGGCTTTAAATAAAAACGAATACAGTCCCGCGCACTTTCTTCTAATTCAGATAAAAAAAACTATCATCATTAGCTTGGGCGGCCACTTGTTGGCGTGCAAAATGGAAGTTTTCCATCAATAATCTAATATTCTCTTTAGTGGACACAATGCGATCACCATCCGTTTCAAAGCCAAATACATTATCTGCCTCTTGAATGGTGAAACCTTCTATTGTTTCAATAATTGCACAACACATCTCAATGTCAGACTTAATCGCATAATCTAAACCTTTTGCCACGGCTTGATTTGCTCTTTTGGCAATCGCATCTGTTTCGCGGATTACATCTTTTGATTTAAGTGACTTAATATAAATCTTCGCATCTGAAACACTGCCATCAGGAAATACTAGGTTAAAAGGTTTTGCTTTGTCTAACTTTTGATTGCTAAAATCTGCCAAATTCATATGTCATCCTCTCAATAATTAACCTGCGTTTGTTTTCTTAACTTTGCCACTGATCTTAAATGATACATTTGCGCTGATTGCCTCTTTAGTCTGCAATGCAATGCTATGAGACGTGACGTTAGCAATAAATTCTTCTTTGCCACCATCAGGAAACACTAAACAAAAATATCGCTTCTCTGCACTTTCATGTGCCGCACGTACCGCGGTATATGCGCTATCGGCTTTAGAGCTATAAAACATTGTTGCACTTGCTGTAGAATCACCAGGAAATGCGACTTCAGATTGCGGTGCATCATCATCTAATGTTGTTGAGTCAATTGACGTAGACTCACCGACTTCAACAGAAAAAGAAGATGCATCACATGCAATATTAATTAATTCAATTTCTTCAGTTTTATCAGACAATTTGTCACACTTAGTTTTACTCATCTGAATTTTTGATTTAGCGGATAATGTCGCCATAAATACTCCTAAATAGCTTTAAAAAATTGTAGATAGATTGAAACAGCAATCATATATTTGCCCTCACTTTTAATGCCTTGTGACATTGAGTTTGGTTTATATACAATCGCGTGATCATTGATTGAATAACCAACTTCAAAAGGTTGAAGAAACTCCTCTATAAGAACATGTAAATTAACTGCACCCACTCCTTGATCAACATAAAAATTAACCTGAAAAATATACTGATAAGATGCGTGTTCAAACGTCGAAATAAATGGCGATATAGGCAAAAAGAAACACTCTAAATAATCGCCCTTGTTTTCCGTATGTGAGTTTTCAAAACTGCAATTCATTTTGTGACGTTCAGCAAAATTCATCACATAGGTTTCAAGCTCACGTTTAAGATCAACTAAACTCATTTTTGACCTCTTCTAATGAGATGCGCACGAATCCCGTAGGCGCTTGAGTTGAATAGCCATTGATCGTTTTACCGCTGCCTTTTTTGGGTGGATTAGGATATAAACCGTATTCAAGAACATTAATATGCGGCAAAGGATTGGTGATCACATAATGTTGATCTGATTCTTTTGCAATTGCCCATGCTCGTCTAGTTTCTCCTGTATCAACGGGCGTTTTTGTCTGTATTTTTGTAAATGCCGTATATGCGGCGTTCCTAATATTTCCCTTAATTTCCAAAAATAGCTCATTTTTTCTTTGAGCAATTTTATCTTTAATACTCATGATTTCACTCTAAGAAATAAAAGTATCATATTGATTAGAATCAATATTGTGATCTTGATTTTATTTTTACGATTAGTAGAATATTTTCACCAACTGAAGTTGGTATATGCATAATCCCATTGCCTATAGGCATAAAACTTATACACTGAACCCAAGTACTGCCGAGAGGCAGAACAATATAAAGCCCTATGAAAATAGGGCTTAAACTTTTCTGATATGTGCTTTATATAAAATTGTATGTTTGGCCATCTTAATTGGATTAGGGGCAATCACTTGATATTTTTTGCCATCAATATGAACCATAGATCCCACTTGTAGATCCAACGATGCCGTTGCTAATAACCACTGATCCCCAACTTCTATCAAATTATTTTGCCCACTATATCTCATATCAATATTTGTGATGATTGCTTGTCCATTCGTGGTCTTTTCAGTGCCTGACAGCCCTGTCTTAGGATCATATTTACCCACAATTTTAATTGTCGCTGTACATTCAATACCAAACTCGGGTAATAACTCATTAACAATATTTTGAATTTCCTGATAATTCATCGTGATACTCTCATGAATAAACTTTGTTCAGGCATCAATAAGCCTTTCAGCATAATTTTAATACGATCAAATTCAATCTGATATGCGGACGAGTCAATTTTGTACTCTACTTGAATCACATCAATTTTAATGCTGTTTTGTGTTCGTGATCGTGCAATGATCAATTCATCGGATACTGCAACTTCACAAATTGCTTTTTTGAGTTGCTCGGGTATTTCTACTTGTTCCCATATTTCATGCTGAAAACGAAAATTTGCCTCGATAAAATCAATGGCTGAAACTAAACGCTTAGCTTTTTCATCTTCTGAATACATATTCCATCGTTCAGCTGTCATACGTTTTGAGTGATAAGCATCCGCATACTGTGTTGTGACATATTCCATTTTTACTTCTCAAGAAAAAGGCGGCACAATCGCCGCCTGAGTTAATATGCTTAACCACCGATACCATCAGGTTTACTTTTTTCATCCTTACTGAGATTAATGAGTACACCCGCTGTTAATTTATTGCTGGCCACATATTTCTTCCAACTTGCCGCTGCTTTGAGTTTTTCAAGGTTTGGATTTTCGCCTTTTGTTTTATTGTATGAATAACCAAGAATATCAATATTAAATGCACCTTCAGCACGCGCACCCATTGCCATATTCTCTTCATCATTAATGTCATATAAGCGGAAACTTGGTAATTGTGACTCACGAATTCGTACTGCACCACGTTGTAAACCAAATGACAATTTAGGATCAATCGTATCCGTGACTAAAACTGGTTTGCCAAGTGTTCCAGGGACACCACCGTAAATCACTACCCCACTTTCGGAGTAAATTTGATTCGTTAAAGCATCATCAATGATGTCAAAGTAGGTATCTGAGTTCATGACCCACAAAGCGACACGCGAAAATTTATCACCAAAAGTTCGCATTGCTCGCGTTAATGCTTTACGACCATCAACGGCAATATTGCCATTAACATTCATATCAGAATTGCTGAGAATCGCCCCTGTTAATGCACCTAAAGCATATTCTAAATGCCCCGCACTTGTTGCATCCGCTAAATCTTGGCCAATGAGATAGGCGAACTCTTCAGGACTACGAGCGCGGCGCTTAAATGCTTCTTCTGTAGAGGCATAAGGACCATACTTATATGGCACTTTCACACCCACTTGCTCACTCATTCCAATTTTATTGGCGGTGACTTTATCGGTTGAGTTCACATCACGATGCTTCATTTCACCACCCACCGTATAAAAAGCAGACTGTGAAAAATCACCTTGAATGATCTCATTTTCTAAGATAATTGCACCATTCGAAGAGTTGTTAAAGACATCGATATTATCTTGACGTCGCTCTAAGAATGAGGTCTGTGCTGTTTCATTATAGATAATCATATCTTTGTTGACTGTTGTTGCCATAAACTACCCCTATTTTTGAAGTTTTAAATAATTTTCAGATCCGTGTTCTTGAATGTATTTGGCTCGCTCTAAAGGCGTCATATCTGAACGTTTAATACCATTTAGAGCTTTACCCGTATTTGATGTATTAGAGCCCTGATTACCGTTACTTTTTAGGATCTTATCTTTGTATTGATACGCATTGATAAACTTTGCTAATGCCTCATCAAAAGATGCTGGTTCACCCGCATTGGCTTCTGAATACACAATACTGTCAAGGTTTGAAGGATCATGTAATGCAATGACGTTGTTGCGCTCATCAACGGTAAAGTGCTTACCAAAGAATTCGCGTGCCATATCTGATGGAATATTCAGTTTGTCAGCAATAAATTGTGACTCACTAAACTTTTGCCCAATGATATATGACTGCATCTGTTGCTTATACTGTTCAGCTTTAGAAATCGCTTCATTCAACTGAGCATCATGTACTCGCTTCATCTCTGCTTTGATTTCTTCAACCTTCCCCACATCAATGAGATCTTTTTCACTAAATGCCTTCACTTTCTCAAGTGCTTCACGCGCTTTGTTAGGATCAATACCCTCGAAGGCTTTTAACTGCTCTTTATAACCATTACCCTTTTGGCGATGACTGATTGCTTCAGCTTTTAAACTTTCGATGTATTGCTTATTTGATTCCAAAGAGAAAGGCTCTTCTTTACCATCTGCTGTGATCACCACAGGATTACCATCCACTACAACTAAATTGCCGTTTTCATCTGTTTTCCACATAATTTGCTTCTCGCATCAATGGAGCATCTCGCTCTGTTAATAAAATTTATCCAATAAAAAAGCCCACTTTCGTGAGCTTGTATAACTATAAGTTATATATCTTTTTTAACTGCTTGATCGTTAAAGGTCGATCATTCTGATCAAGCATCATTCCAATCGTCAATTTCCCTTCTCTAAACCATTTTGCTTTCTGTTCTCCCAGTACTGATATTTGATACTCTTGAGTTTGAGTCTTTAGCCATGATGAATAATCTATTTGCTCATTCACCTGCCCAAATTGTGAAGCTCTTGTCGATGCCACTTGATCTTGTAATAAAAGCCGAATAATAGAGCGACATCTAAAATGCAATGGCGGCTTTCTAAATGGCATCTTATGGCCAATTGGGCGATTGTCTACTGTCCATTTTTTTAGATCTCGCGCCTTACACACATCGCTCGTATTACCATCTAATGTACTGATATGCTGCTTAGCAGTGATTAAATCTGTATTGTGGTCAATGAGACGTTCTAAAGCATCATTAGCAATCGCCGCATTCGCAGTTCTCACAATCGAATCAGCATGGCGTTTTACAATATTGATTTGATCACGAATCTGTCTAGATATGGCTTGTGGTGTTTCAGCCAATACATTGCCATTTCTAATGATTGATTCCACCTTGAATTTTAGGTCTTCAGACTGTTTGATCCACCAATCTTTGATATCTCTACATTCAAACAAAGGCGCATATCGAATGGCATCTAATTTATAGTTAGGCAAATAACTAAAGACTTTCGCACCTAGCCATGTATTGTATATTTGCGCTTCAATATGATGAGACGCAATATAAAATTGCTGATTCGTTTCGGATAAATACACAAGAATACGTTCATATTCATCCGTAATGATCGTTTTAATATCTCTGACTAATCGTTGAATATCTCGTTTAGAGATAGCCCCTAGATCATCAATCATCATACGAGCAATGAGATCTTTTTGAACCTGATCTAAATGCTTAAAAACGACTGAACGAACATAAGCATCATAACGAAAAATATTGATATTAAACTCACACAGCATCATTGTGAGCTCTGAATAACTAAACTCTTTCATAATCATTAAGCCATTGGAGCGGCGATTTCACTAATTTGTTCTAATGCAATCTGTTCTTGTTCTTCTTCAAAGGTACGATTATCTGTAATGGCATTCCACGCCACCATTGCCTCAAAGACTGACTTCTTAGAGATAATTGCATGATTCACAGACTGAATGAGCTCGCTAATAGATATTTCTGATTCAATCGTTTTCTGTAAATTATCCGTGATATCTATCGAACCTGCATCGTCTAAACCTAACCACAATCCAAATTTATCTAAGACATGATTCATAAAATCATTGAGCTTTAAGCTATACAACATCAACTCACTGACCTCTTTTTTACTTTCATTCTTAGTTTGGCTATCAGTCAATGCCATCTTGGTTCGCATGAGCAATTTTGAACCCGCAACAGCCATTTGCTCCTCCAGCTTATTCAATGCTTCTTGCCCTGCTTTAATCGCTGCACCTGAATGCTCAATGTAACTAGCATCGCCGCCTAATGGTAAAAATAGTGCGCCTGCAATAATGAGTTCATCCTCGGAGGCTGGCTGATCAACACCCACCATTTTCAAAATGGGCATTCTTGCTTTACTGAGAATATTGTCTTGCTCTGATTGTGATTGCCAGTGCTTAATATTCAACTCTGCTAAGTTGGAAAGCGGCGGTTTCTTAGCAAGTTTCAGTTCTTCTACAAATACATGGTCATAAGCTTTATTGCCCACTCTGATCTCGACATCTTTAACCAATGTCCAATCATTACCAGAAAGCTTTCTATAAAATCTAGTGCGTGCTGGTGTCATGAGAACAATTTCATCCTGATACTTAATCTCAAAATCATTGGTCTGTTCTTCATCAATCACAGCATGAATGTACTTAAATAACACAATACCGCCATTAGATTTACGAATGTCTAACACTTGATCAGGACTGACTTTAAACGCATATGGACGCGCATTTAAATTCTTCTCTTCTTCACGTGTTTTCGCTTGTTCTGTCAATGTGTAATCAATGACTACATACGATCTAGAGTATCCCAATGACTCAAAAAAGACTGATTCAAAGATGCCACTCATACTTTTGCCAGAGCCATTAAAATCTTCTACAAATTCGCGCACAGCATCATGAACATCATCTAATGCAAATTGCCGATAGAAGACACGTCCTGCCATAGATTTAATCGTATCTTCAAAATATGGTGTCAATGTTGCGACAGCTAATCTCGCATTATAATCTTGTATTGTTTCCGACTTGAACTTTGGCAAATATGTTTGCTTAGCGGCTCTCATTGCTTCAGTACCGCCCAATAAAGCCTGAATCGGCTTAATTTTCTCATGAAACTCTTTCATTTCATTGGAAATGCTATCTATTTTCATTACTACCTCTAGAATGGCATTGAAGAGTGTCTTAATTGACGTTTAACAATAGGAAATAATTTGATGATTGGGTATGTACCTGCATCATTCACATGATCCACACCTGAGCTTTTATCAGGCTCTCCATACTTGTCATAGACTTGCTGTTCTAATCCTTCTGTAAATTTTGGACATCGATGTGTATTCACTAACAGGCGGCGTTTACCTTCACCATTCAATAACATTGCTTGCATCGCCATAATTCTGTCTTTGACCCTTGGGTTCGTCGTATCAACCACTAAAGTGAAACCCGCTTCTTTTAAAATGCTTAGATCAGAGTCACTGGCATTTTTAGAACTGGTGTTGTGGCCACTGGCATCAGGATAAATTCGAATGGCGCGATTGGGATAACGCTCTTTAAGCAAATACGCCATCGTCGGTGTATCTCTAACTTCTGTTAATTCATCAATCGCTATTGGATTTCCATCACGTATCACATATACAACCGCAGCCATTTGTAAAACGTTAAAGTCCATACCAATATGCAATGGCTCACCTGATTTTAACTCTGCATCAGAATGATTTAATTTACGATCAAAATTGCTATAAATCGTGCCACTCGTTAGATTAACAAAGCGGCCATTTAAATAAGCTTCGATTAGCTGTTTTGGATATGACTCATAAAGCGATTCTATATATCCATCAGGTAGATTCTTTTCATTGTCATATGTACTGGCTTGCACCAATCCATATAATGCCTCTAGCTTTGGATTCTCTCGCACAGACTTAACAAATTGCTCATATACAAAATTGAAGCCTTCAGGTGTCGTTGTGACGTCAATGCCATTGCGCAAACCTTCCACTTTATATCTCATACGTGCGATGATCTTACGCCACGCTAAAGTGGCTTTATCTTGTTTCAAAATGTCGATTTCATCAACCATCGCATGGCCAATTTTAAATCCAACAATTGAAGATGGATTATCCATTGATCGACATATACAAACACCGCGATAAGTAGCCCCATTATAAAAATGAACCTCCTTGTCCGATGTTTTAATATCTACAGATAAACCCCAATGAAATGCGACTTCCTCCATCGTTTGATAAAAGATGTCTCTAATTTGAGGGAATGTTGGCGCGAAATAACCCGCATTAATTTTCGGGTATTCCCACATATGCTTTGCAATGCCCGCGCAACCTACCCACGTTTTACCACTACCAAATCCAGCGACAAATGCTTTAAACTTTTTATCTAACGCAATAAACTTAGCTTGTGGCACATTAAGTTTCGGGCTTATCGTCTTGCTTTCTTGCATCTTGAACATTTACAACAATTTTAACGGGTGTGGCATCTAACTCTTCACTCACAGCCACGGGCTTATCTCGCCATTTATCGGGCTGCCTATTCTTGAGCCAAAATATCTGTGCCGTAGTATCTGGCATCGCTTCTTTGGTTGTTACAGACTTTTTCATGCCTTGTTCAGACATTTCATTCTTGGTTTCGATATATTGATATCCAATGGCTCTTTGAAAAAGAGATTTGGCCACCAACGCATCCGCATCAATCTTCCCTTTTTTTATGGACTCGCAAAATTCTTCATGCTCAAGTTTCCATCTGTTGATGGTTGATTCATCAACATTAAAGAAGCGTGCTAAATCTGCATCTGTTGCACCTAACAAACAATAATTAAAAGCAAGCTCACAATACTCATGCTTGTACTTAGTTGGACGACCAACTTTATTTTCAGCCGCCATAATTAATCCTTATTTACTTAACTGCCTTAGTTGTTGCTCATGCTGTGCGCTAGACTTCTCAAGTGATCCAAGACGCCCCAACACTTCTTTATTCACGGTCTTGAGATCAAGTACATCATTTTTAAGTGTATTGATTGTGATTGTGTTCGCACTGTCTTGAAGTTTGATTGCAATAATATCTTTTGTCAGCATGTCAAACTTATTATCAATGCTCTCAAGATGTTTAACACTTTGCCCGTACACTTGGCTAAATACCCAAATTGCAAAGCTCAATAATGCACTGCCTAGAAAGCCAGCAACAACAGTTGTTTTGTTATGTAACCATGTTTCAAAATTGACTTTATTATCCATTATCGGCTTCCTTATCTATGCCGTAGGACGTTTACAATCTCTATCGTATTTAATGATGTGCGATAGAATCCATCTCTTTGTTTCTAATGTTAATTGATCTTTGCGACTAATTGACCCTCGTTCCCATCCCGCGCAATTAATCGCCGCATAATCAATCTCTATATGCCTTGTGGCGCTCGAGCAGCTTATCAACATCAGACTCACTGCTAGTATTGATACTGTTTTTATCATCTTTCATTTTCTTCTCTTGATCGTTGATGAATTGCAGCTCTTCATGCTTGCTTTTATGCTGCTTGATTTGCTCTTTTTGTTTTTCGATCTTTCGGTTCTTACTTTTGAGTAAGGCATAAAAAAGGGCGGTTAAAACGCCCCATGCGATCAGCAGATACAATCTAAGTTTACGCATGATCTTTATCTCTTTTCATAGCAACAAAACCTTTTGATGTAGCCGTTAAAGTTGCCATGCTGGCAATAATCAATGCAAGTTCACTTGGCACATTTAGATCAAAAAACATTGCAGCAAAGAATCCACCACATAACGTAATCGCACTCATCATCTGAATAGTATTTGTCGTACTCAATCGCCCATTGTCATTTGTGAATAGTTCATTTACTTTCATAACAATCTAACTCATTGATTGCAATAAATTTTAAATAATAAAAAAGCGCATATTAATATGCGCCTCAAAAATAAAGCTGATATAGCCTATTTTTTATAACGACTCTCAGCAACAATACTTATTCTCTTGAATAACCGTAAAAAATCCATAATATCTATCTCTATGGTTATCTTTCTAATATTGCTTGTATCTGGACCTACATAGAAACCAACAGCTACGTTCCCGTCAGCAGATGACCCTGTAGGATGCATAAATAATTCATAGCCAAACAACAAATCACCATCATTCCATTGTTCACTATTCTTTACAAAATTATAAATACTATTTGTATCAGCATTATCAAGTGCTACTTCCCCTTTCCAATCGTCATATTGGGCAGCGGCCGTTAAATTAAGAATTGTCATAGATATGTCCTTATTTTGTTATTCGATTTTCTAATATAACAAAAATATAAGATATAGGTACCGCGTAACCCTGATTAGTAATATTACATATCAATTTAAAACTGTGGATATTTGACTGATACTGGCAACTCAAAATGTGGACCATCCGCAAATGCTCGTTGGCCATTACGTATACGCTGATCAACATACGCCTGCTGCGCTTGCTTTGTTGTCATGCCCTGAATATCAGAAAGCAACTTATCCCAAACGCCGCCCCAACGCACAGGAATCTTTAATTCAATCGATGCTTGGCGTACAGCTTCCGCAATTGCATAGCATCCATCCCAATCCCAGCGAAGTTGGCCATGAATCAGCGGTACTAAATCCACAGCATGAGCATAGCCATCTTTGCCTATTAAATGACGGGAACCATGCAATGTGGTCGATGTACCTTTGGCATAATAGGCTTTTTGTTTCGTGATTGATCGAACACCTTCAAAAACTTGGAAATCTTGTTGAGTCAATTCAATGGCTCGTTCTACAATTGCAACTAAATCAGGATGAACCCCGATTAAATTATTCTTTGATTTTTTCCCTAACTTAAACCCCATATTCCACCCACAAAAAAGCCCCAATTAAGGGGCTCTATCTCAAAACAAATCTAAATTAAACTTTCAATTTTTTCTATAAGGTTAATAAATTCTCTAGCATCTAAAAAATAGCTTGGATATGCCAACCTCAAACTATCAATACTTTCAATTGAAACTAAAACAACTTGAAGATTTTTATCTTTGGCTGCCTTCTGCTCCCATTCAAAATATTCTTGATTAGCATCAGCAAGGCTCCTTCTACCAAAGCTTCTAATCTTAATCATTCTTGTATCATAATTTAATATTAAAAGATGATAATTACCTTTATGCTGCTCCTTACCACCAATCACTTCTACAGCTGTACTATATGCCAATAATGTTTTTTTAACCTGCAACAAATCACTTATTTTTATAAACTCCCTAAATATTTCAAGTTTTGTCAAATGATTATATTCAGGAACAACTGGCGAATCTTCTAGTAAAGCAAATGCACAACTAGCCAAAGAAAAATACTCATTCCATTCTGCGTCACCTTCACTAGATTTTATGGATTGATTCAAAAATGTCCCAACCGTTTCAACTGCAGTCGCCCATGAATGTTGAATTTTTGTTCTTATCTGTATTTCAAGCAAAATACCATTTGAGGTATTATCCGCGCTGCCTTGGCACTCATAAACCAAATGAATTCCTCTATACCCTGAACTTTTAGGCTCCTTGATATAATCCTTTCTATTTTTCAATATATGAGCGAACCTGTTTGCTTGATTATTTACAAACGAGTCCTCTAACTGCCTAACTAGCCAAATATCTTTAACTACTGCTCTCAAACCACCTATATCTTGCATTCTAGCAAGCTTCATTCTTCCTTCAGATCGTTTTAATTTAGATCTAATCGAAGGAGTTCTTTTTAATCTTTGCGATACTATTGCATTTGGATCAATCTTAGAAACTCTCCGCCTTAAGATTTTCTGAAACCGATCTAAAGGAGAGACATAACGAGCTCTAAAAACAGAAAGTATTCTTTCTGCCTCTTCTAACTCTTCTTGATCAACAGAAACCCGAAGCGCTTCCCCAGCTTTATTAATTTGTTTTTTACTAAGAATTGGCCCAATCATATATTCTTTATTCTAAAATAAATAGATAAAAAAAAACGAGTGGGTTGCAAACATTAGTCGGCCCTCTCACTCGTTTACACATTTCAAACATCTTTTGCAAGATATGTGTTACCACTCGATATTAGCATAATGATTGAATATTACAACTATTTATTTTAATTTATCTCCCTCAACTCGCTTTGAAGCGCATAACACACAATCATCACCTGATTGATCATTGAAGAATGATTCTAATAACTCTTTTTTACATGTATTGCATTTTCTCATAATCAATCGCCCCACAATGTAATCAATAGAGATAGCCAGGGCTTACATAAATGCAGAGGCATCCTGGGCAAATTTGGTGTGCCTTGTTGGGCTTGAACCAACGGCCGCTCGATTATGAGTCGAGCGCTCTAACCAACTGAGCTAAAGGCACTATGTTCGTTGATATGCCCAACGATAAGCAGCCCTTACAGGTCTTTTAAGTCCCACTCGGGATGTCGGCATTAGATTACACGAATATTAACCGACCATCTGTCGCACAGACTCTATTCTTTTATCATCGTCACTAATTGTACAAATTAGATGTGCTAAAAGCCTTGGAAGGCTTTTGTGCTACCTTTACACCAATAACGCATTGTTTGTAATTTCTTTTAAACTTATTAAAACAAAAGCTCTAGGCACTGGTATCAAACTCGCCTAATATTCATTTAAATTTTGATAAAATCTCACTGAAAATATAAAAATTACCTACGTGTAATATTAGGATTAACGCTATGAATACAAAAGCTATTATTTTGATTCTTTCTACCATTAATTTTGCTTGTTCTGAAACCAACCTATCTTATGATAAAGAATTAGAGTTTAAAGAATATGCCCGAACATTTTTAAAGAAAGAAGGTCTTTCAGGCTGTATATCCTCATTGGTAGAAGATAAAGACCTTAAATTATTATTTAGCAAATCAAAATCATATTTTTTTAATCAAGGACTCTATACAAACAGTGAAGATATACGCGATATATACAGAGATAAGATATATCCATATATAAACAAAACTGTTGCTAAATATCCTAATACAGTTAATGATATCGAGAAAATCAATATCTGTCTGTCCATCTATCATAGTAAAGATTATCAATTACTTATTAACTCTTTTGATAGCTACATTTACTATGAACAAATGAATAATTTTTTCATATCCCCTGCCCATAAAAACACTAAGGCATCTTCTAAAGACCTAAATGACAGTCAATATAAAATGAGTCTTTGGGGCTTTTATGGCTGTTTAAGTAACAGCATAAAATATTCGGATATAAACACGAACATCATGAATGAATCTAAAAAAATACAATCTTCTATAAATTTTAAAAACGAGACTTATGCCCACATTGAAAGTCTATATAAGGACGCTATTGAAAAATATACCATCACTTCATCTTATGACAGTAAAGACTCTAGCCCAATAAGCCTAGGGTGTATCATTCTTTATGATACCAATACTATTAATAACGCCATCCCTTAATCTCATTTCCCGCTATGGCAGATAGTCATAAAATATAGCTGACATAAAAAAGACCGCCGCAGCGATCTTTTTAAGAATTTATTTCAATCAAAATCTGATAGATACAATTTTTGACTATAGTGTTATATTAACATAAAAGTGCCAATTTGCAAAAAGTTATAAAACCTAGTCATGAAAAAAGCCTCTCCAATATCTATTGAAGAGGCTTCTTATAAAGTTGCAAAGATTTATTTATGCTTAGTAGAGATAGCATCAGCTTTAAATATTAGGAAATTTTTGCTGCCTATGTCAAGTGAGCCCATATACACCAATCAAAAAATATAATGTAAACAATATTTGCAATTATTTTTCCTTTCGCTATATTTATAATTACTGCAATCAATATGATTTCTGTTTAATATAAACAGAGGTAAAAAGCCCCCATATCAGGGGGTTTTTATTTACCGAGAAAATAGTGTTGCAAATCTTAGAATTGCACGTTTTGAAGATCGTGTACTGATATTGAGTTGTAATCTCTCAATTACTTGCTGAATAGTTTCATTGTTCTGCCTGCCCATATATACCTCGTATAAGAATCTCGCATATCTTTTATCCGATGCTGCCCCATCAAACATAGCTCTCATAACTTTAATTGTTTTCAATACTATTTCAGGCGCTTCTCTACACCCAATCGGCGGCATAGATCCTGCTGGCATTTTTGGCATATCCTGACTAGCTAATGGAGAATTTCCATAGCCTATACTCGTTAATCGCCACCTTGCCCATGCCTCCAAAGCATGATCAGCAAGCTTCAACATTTCTCTATTAGATTTTCTTTCTTCAACCTTTTGACGTTGCTGTTCAATAAATAATTCACTCTTTGGCGTGCGATACCCAACAACCTCTCCACCTTTTTTAATCACTCCATGCTCAATCACTTATTGTCTCCCATAAATTAGCATTGCGGCATCACGGCCATGTTCATTTGTTCTATTAGTCCAACCTGTAAACCTAATAAATTGTTCGTGTGATAATTTTGTGCGGTTATATTTAGGTGCGATCAATTCATAGGGAATTTGCTCACGTTGCAAAAACTCTTCCCACAATTCAGCATCTCGTTTAACACTGCCGACACCCATACGAGCGGCTTGCACTTTCTTCTCATCTGAACCAAACCATGTACGCAATCTTGGATCTTCCACATAAACTTTGAAGTCAACTTGATTATCTTGCTTATAACGTTCAAACAAGCTCTTTACAGCCATCACCGCATCCCAAAACCTATATGACTTAACCTCTGACAACTTGCCACACAGTGATAAAGCAAAACCTGTTTTTTTACCCACATCAATTCCAATCATTACTTTCATCTTGAGTTATCCTGATTAAGCAGTTGGTTGACCTGTGCTAACAATTCACGCTCAGTACCATATTTACTCTCAAAAGCCTGTTTGCCCGCATGAAAAGCAATGCCATGCCCACCTGTTCGATGGTGAGCATGGCATAATGGAATCACTTCAAAGTTACTGGCTCTTTGCGACATTCCCTGTCCGTTTCTGACATGATGAATTTCTGCTGCTGTTCTTCCAAAACCTTCATTACGGCAGACAATACAACCTAAAGCGGCGACTTTTGCTAAATGTCTTTTTTCTTCTTTAGTCATCCATCTTCCTCACCGCTTATAATCCATCTCTTAAATTCAACCCGTATAAGCTTGGATCAGTTAAACAATGTTCCCATTCCCCTTGTTGCATCTCAGTTAAAGCTTGGGCAAATTCTTTAGTACTTAAAAGTCGACTAGAAGGCAAAAGACTTTGACCAAGTGCTTTACACGTGTATTCATACCCACGTAACTTCTCTATTTCCTTGATCAATTCATAAGCTTCAACGGCATCTTCATTATCGCTAGTAGCCATAATGGGTAAGAAATATGCGTATTTACAACGCCCTGCTTCATATTCAATGCCAGCTTGTGTCATATTATGAATATCCTTAAACCACTTATGCATTAAGCGATTTTGCGCATGACTGCGATCTTCTTTGCGATTTGAAATATTAACCATAGGAACACCATCCTTAGACTGAATATCGCGAATATAAGCAATCACACGTTGCAAAATCGCATTGTTTTTCACGTAAAATCTAGCCATGTACTCTCCTCATAATTGCTGCGACACCGTTAAACAAATTTGACGTTTTTCCTGCCTTATAAAACACGGCGCTTGGGATATGTCCAACGCCATAGATTTCTTTTAATTTTGAGCCTATTTCGTGCGTTATATCGACATTAAAGACCCCGCCTATACCGTCCAATTTATCTTTCAATACATCCGAACTATCAGAATCATTTGTGAATATGATGATTGCATCTTTGATGTCTGATAATTGCTGTAAGCTTGTTACCTCTATCATTTTTGCCTCTACATACGTTTTTCAAAATCAATTACTAATTCGTTACAGGGCTATTTTCTGCAATGCGCATAAATACAGTTAAGCTAAACCCCTGCTTTGGCAATGGCTTGTGTTCAATCTCAACAGCAAATTCTGGCAATTGACCACCAGCATTTAAATGCTTCTCTAGTGCCGCAATGCCTTTTCGCACAAGTATTTCAGCCTTAGCTTGTGTAGCGCTTTGGATCTCACCACCAATAATCCCCATGATGAATAATGCTTCTCTACTTCGTTTGAGCCCCAATTGCTTCAATGTGGATTCCGATGACCAATAAACGCAAGTTTGATACATCACATCAAAATCAAAACGTTCATCTTTGCAGTACGCTAAAAACTCGGGTAACGTTGGCGGAAATGTTTTGCCACTCTTTGCAACTTTCTCTAAACCACTCATCACTTGCTTTGCTGTGAGTCCCGACAATCCTGCTTTCCATGCCATATTTTCACTAGCAATCTCACCAAATGAGTTAGTCCAAAGCTCACCGTACATTTGACTCATAAACTCCCAAATTTGTTCGAGTGCCTGAATTCTGCGCTGCTCTTTGCGCTCTTGCTCTCTCATTTGCAATTCGCACTCGTTCAACGGCTGACAATTTGCGGTTTGGATTGCTTGAATGGGTTGCATGATTAACTCCTCGATCTGCATATTTGTTTTCGTAAACTAAAATGAATTTGTTAGGGCGGACAAACCACGTAAAATCCATAACCCACCCCTTATCGCCGCCGCCTTTTAAGAAGCTTGATTGGCTCGCGATATCAATTGCTTCAAGTACTTTCTCTAGCGTGAATTCTTTAATGCGAGCTTTTAATAACTTATCGCGTTGGCTGCCTGGGGTGATGGCTTTAATTGGTGTAAATCCTGCGGCATTCCATTTTTCGATGATTTGCTGATAAGCATTTTCTGGTAGGGTATTACTACTACCACTACTAATAGGTTCAAAAGAGTGACTGGTTCTATGTGCAGCTCCTGCACTACCCCCTTGTGCAGCTCCTGCACTAGGTGGTGCATCTGTTGCACTAGGTAGTGAATCTCCTGCACTACCCTTTTCTGGTTCCTCAGCCAGTGGATGACCATCTAAAGTTAAGTAATAGATATTTGATTGCTTCTCATTGTTTTTAATGCGATTTTCAACACGCAAAAGACCCATTTCGACCAATGCGTCTATATGATTAATCACAGATCTTTTGCTAATTTCACATTGATCAGCAATATTTTGATGGCTTGGCCAACACTCACCAGTGTCACTCGCGTTATCGGCAAGCTTTAAAAGAACTAACTTCCGTAATGGATTACCAACTTTTATTTGCATTGCCTTGACCATTAACATCATGCTCATATGGACTACCCCTCAATCCATTTTTGATTATTGATATAAGAAATTAGTCTCATGATCTTCTCCCATGAGTTTTTTTCATCAACTCTTCTCTGATGCGTTGAGCTTGCTTAGTACGCAAGAATTTCGGACAGATCCAATATTCCTTGTATCGAACAACAGAACCCTGTGGATGAATCGTTACAAACTCATCTTGAATGTGATATTCATAACGTTTTTCAGATACGCGAGAACGAAATGCGCCATAAGCAAATTGAACCATTGCTTGGCGATCACTTAATCTGTTACCGCTGAATAGATGCAACCAGATGTAATCTAAATTCGTAGCCATTAGAAATCACCTCAATCAATACTAATTTGCTCGATTTGGTAGCGTGCTTTCTGCTGTGCTTCTTAGAAAGCTCCAATCAATATCAGGACGTAATTCCTCACAATTAACGGCGCTATTAGTAGCTTTTTCAATAGCAATACAGATATTAATCCCGAGCTTGGTATTACCTGATTTGGCACGACGCAAATAATTAATAGAGGTTTTGATTTTTTCTTCAAAATTAGCTCTATCAATAGCAGAAAGAGAATTTATATATTCAATCAATTTGTCCATGATGTTTTTACACCTCAAAATTACTACAGGACAAATTATTACAATTTTGCAATATTAAATCAATACATTTATGTAATTTACATTTATGTAATTTACACTAGAATTTAACTAAGAGGTGACCTATGAACAATATTTCAAATACTAGAGCAATTAATCTTAAAAAATGGATTGATGCAAAATACAATGGGATTCAATCAGCATTTATTGAATTCACAGACACCAACCAAGGTGAAATATCTAGCCTGCTAAATGGCAAGAGACCTTTTGGTGAAAAAAAAGCTCGTTCATTAGAGAAACTAGCAGGCATGCCCGACATGTACTTAGACAACAATATTGATACGAATATTGATGATGTATCTATACGCGGTATGATTCCTGTAATCTCTTGGGTTGCTGCTGGTAGTTGGTCAAATATTGAGTCTTTACCGCCCGATGAAACACCTCGTTGGTTACCATGCCCTGTAGGTCATAGTAAAAATACATATGCATTGCGCGTGTCAGGTATCAGCATGCAAAATCCAAATGGAAAACCCAGTTTTGATGACGGTGATATCATTTTTGTAGATCCAGAACGCTTTGCTGAAAATAAATCATTCGTTGTTGTACGACTAGATGATGATATTACCGCGACTTTCAAACAATTGATCATTGAGAATGGTGAGAAGTATTTACGCCCTTTAAATCCAAACTGGCCTGATAAGATCATCAAAGTAAATGGTAATGCAACCATTTGTGGCGTAGTTATTGGTAAGTGGGTGGATATGTAAAAATAACTTATAAATCAAATAGGTGCATAAATCGTTTTATATTTTACTTTATATTTTTTGACGAAAATTTATTTCCTAATTATAATAGCACCCTATATCAATTTAGGGTGTCTATTATTATGTTGTTATCACAAGAAAAGGCTGTAGAAGATTTAAAAGAATATTTACCACTATTGGCAGATATCCAAAGGCAGTCAATTGATGAATATAGTGAAGAGTATAGTGATAAGCAAAAACTTATTCACTCTAGCGCTACAAAAGCAGGAATAATCAACGACCATACAAGACACAATATATCTTTGCATGGTGACAAGCTTAGGTTTGTTGAAAAAAATAGAATGTTTTTATGTATTATTGACGCTGCCCCTGATGTATATGCTATTCGCTTCAAAAAAATGAATAGGTATGGGCAAAGCGCTAATATTCCTACAAATCAAACCACTCTTTTCAAGTCTCAAGAGGCAATTATGGATCTCTCTAAGAGCTACAATTTAGAGATAGGCTATTCGTTAGATGAATTTGGTGAGCTTGTAGATATTATCTTGGCATACCCAAATGGAGATAATGTACCTTTTTGGTCTTATAGTCTCGTCGATAAAATTAACACAAGCGCGCACGATGATATCTTTACTTCGGATAATGAGGAGCCTAGAGATGTATCAAGAGTTAAATCGAAATCAAAAGAAACAAAGGTTTCTGCAAATGAAAGCCAGTAACACAAAAGTAATCACGCCAGATATGCTTACCTTAGCAAGAGAGTATAGAGGGATAACTCAAAAGGATCTTGCTCTTGCCTCTGGAATTACACAATCTCAAATTGCCCAAATGGAAAATGGAATTGCTAGTTCAGCTAGTGAAGAAACAATTGAAATTGTTTTAAATCAACTTGGATTCCCAAGAGAATTTTTTGAGCTGGATGAGTGTAAAACAGGCTTTGGATCTAGCTCTGTATTTTATCGAAAAAAAACACGACTTACAGCAGCAAACAGAAGAGTCATTCAAAGCAAAGTAAACCTACATAGGATTGCTTTAAAGAGAGTGCTGGATATGGTTGATATTGAAGACAATACAAATCTTCCGTTCGTAGACATAGAAGATAGTAATAACACACCTGAGGATGCGGCAAATATTATTCGCTCAAGTTGGAATATTCCAGATGGGCCAATATCAAATCTAACCAAATATATAGAGAATGCTGGGATTATCGTTATTGAATGTGATTTTGAAACTAGATATATCGATGGGACCACCTTGTTTAGCAAAGATACCCCACCAATAATATATATTAACAAAGACTTACCTGCTGATAGATATAGATTTACATTGGCTCATGAGCTTGGGCATCTTATTATGCATGAACATCATAGCGAACAAATGGAAGAGGAGGCAGATTCTTTTGCTTCTGAACTTTTGCTTCCTAAATCTCTGTTTTCTGCACATGCTGCGCGAATTGGCAATTCTCCAACTCTTGGTGATATTGCAAAGCTTAAATCATTTTGGAAGGTATCTATGGCTGCAATCATAGAAAGATTATATAGGTTAAACTATATCAATGCAGACAAGAAAAAAAACCTATACATAATGATGAATCAAAAGAAAATTAGACAGGTAGAGCCTCTCTTATTTGAAAAAGAAAGCCCTAGATTGCTACAAGAAATGATTTATGTTTTATGTGATGATATTGGGTCTAACATAAAAAATATTTCACAGTTTATCTTACTCCCTCAAGATGTATTGCAAGATATATACTCAACCATAAAAGCTCCATTTACAGCAGTAAAATCTACCTCTCATTTAAAAGTAATATAGATGCACCCAAAAAATCAAACCACCTTCGGGTGGTTTTTTATTACCTGAAATAAATCAAACAATTACATATATAGCAGCATAAAAAATCACAATATTGCAATAATATTACAAATTTGTATTGACAACAATAATTACATTTTTGTAATATTATATCCAAGCAAAGAACAACGAGGTGAATTATGAAGTACCTAATAATTCCAGCCCTTACTGCCATAGCTTTTCACTTTGCCTTTGATGATGCCCTATTAAAGGACATCCAAACAGGCAAAAAATTACTGATCTGCAATGGCAAGCATGTTGCCCCAGAAATGGTAACTGGTTTCTCAGATGGAATTTGGTGGTTTCGAAATGGATACGCAAAAAATTGTGAGGTGAAATGATGTCAATGAGTTATGAAGAATATCGCTTATTCCGCACAGGTCTAAAAATCTGTCCTTGCTGTCATGAAGAAATTGATAAAGACCTAAAAGAATGTGATTGCTGTGGAGCTGATCTCACGCCAGATGATGATTACGATGCCTATGACTCCTATGACTCTTTTTACATTCATAGTGCATCAGATTGGTACGACAGGAATCATTGGTAAAACATACGGACTGTGATTTTATCTGCCCTACTACTATCCATCCACAAAAGAGAATATGAACATGAAAAATACCGTGAGTACAGATTCTATTCATAGCTTAATTAAGCTCTACAAACGCCTTAATACCAGATGGGAAGAAGATATTGAAAAAGCTAAATTACATGAACAAAAAGTTTATTACAAAGCAAGTATCAACACGTACAACAGTGTTATCGAAGATTTAGAAAGTTTACTTCAAGACTAATTAGGAGAAAAACCATGAATAGCTTAAATCATCAAGCATTAGCCCTAGCTGAAAAGTTTGGGCTAAATATCAAAGGTGATGAACTTATTACCGCATTAAAAAACACCGCATTTAAGACAAAAGATGAAATTAGTGATGAACAAATGATGTCACTTTTAATTGTAGCCAATCAGCACAATCTAAATCCTTGGACAAAAGAAATTTATGCTTTTCCTGATAAGAGTGGCATTGTTCCTATCGTTGGTGTTGATGGTTGGAGTCGCATCATTAACTCCCATCCACAATTTGACGGACTAGACTTCGAACAAGATGCAGAAAGCTGTACATGCATCATTTATAGAAAAGATAGAAGTCATCCAATTAAGGTCACTGAATGGCTAGAAGAATGTCGTAGGCCGCCATTTGAAGGTGTTAATCAAAAGACTAATAAGCCTTATAAGATCGATGGGCCATGGCAATCTCACCCAAAACGAATGTTACGCCATAAAGCAATGATTCAATGCGCGAGATTAGCATTCAGTTTTACTGGTATTTACGACCAAGATGAAGCGGAAAGAATTGTTGAATCTTCAAAGCCACAGCAACCAGCAGGTATGACAATTCCTGAAATAACAGCAACTATTCAGACCTTAGAGACTGCGGCCAAGAAAGGGAAAGAACATTTCATTCAAGCTTGGGGTGCTTTAGATGACGATACAAAAAACCTAATTGGTATCGAAGAATTCAAACGTATCAAAGCAATGATGGCGATTAATGCTGAATATACAGAGGTGCCAAATGACCAATAATGAATTACAACGCACTGAACAATGGTTTGCAGACAGAATTGGCAAAGTCACAGCATCACGTTTATATGATGTGATTGCAAAAAAAAGAACTGGTGAATATACAGCAGCCCGTGAAGTTTATCTAAATGAAATCATCTTAGAGCGTCTCACGGGCGTATCTGAAGAAGTGTTCATTAACAAGGCAATGCAACGCGGCATTGATTATGAGCCAAAAGCCAAAGAAGCTTATATGCTCAAGACAATGCATGAAATTGAGGATGTAGGGTTTATTAATCACCCTACTATTCCAAACTTTGGGGCCAGTCCAGACGGTTTAATTTTGGACATGTTTGGACAACCTCTTAACAAAGGGATTGAGATCAAATGCCCAACTCGATCTACCCATTTAAGAACATTATGGAAATCTGATATTAGCCCTAAATATTTATATCAGATGTATGGCCAAATGATGGTCACAGGATTTGATTCATGGGTTTTCATGAGTTATGACGATCGTTTCCCTACCCATCTACGTAGTGTAATCATCGAAGTAAGCATTACAGATGAGATCAAGGCGGAAATTGAAGAAGAGGTCAATAAATTTAATGCCGAAGTAGCCGATATTGTTGAAGCGCTCATGAATCGTAAAGAGGAGGAAATATGGGCTGCCTGATACAAATTAACCAGCTACTTGTTAAATATCAAACATTACTTTCAATCGCGGAGGCTGAAAAAGAACGCAATATGCAATTGAAAAAATCAGACCCATTTCAAGAAATTGATGTTCTCTACTGGAGAGGTCAAGTATTAGCGATCACTCATTTTATTGCTGATTTGGAGGATCTTAAAAATGAAATCAATTAAAGAATTAGAAGTCTTACGACACAAGCTTTATCAACGCCGTAACAAAATGATGCACATGGTTGGATCACCAGCATATGCAGCACTGATTAAAGATATTAAAAAAGTTGAACATGAGCTACATGAATTAAGTAAAGAGGTTACAAATGGCTAGAGGCATCAATAAAGTCATTCTCCTGGGTCATTTAGGAAATGATCCAGAACTTAAATACATGCCAAATGGCAATCCCGTTGCAAACATGACAATTGCAACATCCGAAAAATGGAAAGATCGTCAATCTAACCAAGAACAAACGCGAACTGAATGGCATAGAGTTGTCATTTTTGGCAAATTAGCGGAAGTAGCGAACCAATATTTACGCAAAGGTTCTCTGGTGTATATAGAGGGACAATTGCAAACACGGAAATGGACTGACCACAATGGCCAAGACCGCTATACCACAGAAGTCGTTGTGAACATTACGGGAACATTACAAATGTTAGACCGTAAAAATAACGGTAATGGCAGCGAACAACATAACAGCAATTCACGTACATATTCCAATGCGAAACCCACCAACGGCTTAAATGAATATGACATGCAAAATGTTATGAATGATGCCTTTGATCAGTTTGATGATGACATACCATTTTAGGATCTACCAACATACAAATTTTAAATTAGTACTTTATGATGGAGAATACTCACATGATGAAGCTATGTAGAATATGTAACACCATGAAACATAGTAGTGAATTTTACAAAAACAAAGCAAAATCAGATGGCCTTCAATCACATTGCAAAGTATGTGATAACAAGAGACGCTCTAAGTATCATTACAATAAAAAAGCATCGAAAAATAATGATACTGCTCAGCCAAAAGCTAAGAAAGTGCCACAACGTACAAAGCTAAAACAAATGAATCCTCCTAAAACTATAGAGAGGAAACGCCGTGTAAATGCAACGACTACGAAGTCCTTGTCAAAAATTGATGGCTTACTATTGGAGCATACATTAAAGGTTAAGCAGGCATGCAAAGCTAAAATTCGTAATCAACAACGTAGCGAACTCATTAAAATTAAATCTGTGATCAATGCCAAATTTGGCAGCATTTCAAAATCAATTATTGGTGAGCAAATTTCAGTGTCTGCAACAATGATGGTCAATAAAAAAGCATATAAATATGAATCTGCATATTTATCACCATCTGAAGCTGAAGCATTGATCAATCAAATGCACATTAACCCCAAAGATATAGCATCGGAATATATTCATTTTGTAAAACATGGCAGAAGATTCAATGACCAAGCTACTTCTATGGTGTGTGACCAACCAAAGTAAATAGGTGTAGAAAAAAATGATCGTTATTAATAGAACACAAGTCCGCCACATCTTATCCACAAATGGTACTTTAATACGCCCATCTACACTAGAACAATATGAGGCTGATGGCATTATCCCTAAAGGCAAGAAAAGCGGAAATACTTACATTTATTCAGTGGAAGAGTTATCCAAGGCACTCAATACCAGCAAAGAGTCAATCATTGAAAAAATTCACATATACAATAATAGTAGAAAATAATAAAAGCCCCTCATTTGGGGCTTTAAATAGATCAAAATACATCTTTTAATTTTCCTTCTAATTCTTCAAAAATTTTTTCGCCTTTGATTCTACCTAAGTCATCGTCTTTACCTAATTACGCATATGATCATCAATCATTTTAGCTAGTCCTTCGCATTGAACCATAAGTTCTTTAACGCCATCGACAGTTATATCAACAATCTCCCCATTATCCCTTTTATAACCAGCCCTATGAACGCAGTCATGTCTTATGTCTACAGCATCAATAAGCCATTCAATTTCAGTAAACTGAAAAGACAGAACCTTATTAAACAACTCACTTACTTTTTTAATATTATGAAAGCTCATATTATTTAAGTGATTAGCTACAAGAGACCCAATGCCACCATCACAACCATAGATATCTTTAAGAGTAAATTTTTGCTTACTTAAAATATCATCCACCTCCAGAAATCGACCCATCAGTTTTTTTGAATTCATGACATGATGCGAGAAAGTAGAAGAAAGGAATTCTTCAAATGTAGAGATAATGTAAGTATGTAACATGACTAAAAAGTTAAATTTTACATCATCATCTATCGTAGTTTGTATTAGCCGATATCCGGCCTCAATATTTTTAGAAAATCGTTCAAATTGATCAGAATGTGTAATTTGCCACTGTAATTCTAAATCTTCCTCATAACCATATAAATCCCATGGTTCTAAAGTTACATAATACCCTTCTTCCAATCCCTTAATTTTTTGTAAAATCTCCGAATCATGATCGCCATAAAAAGTAATAAAATAATTGTATAGCATGCCATCTCTACTTCTATGCTCATCAATCTCATAAGAAAGCCCATTTAGTTCTTCTTGAGAAATCTCTAAAATACTTGCCAGCCTAGAATAACTATGTCTTGGCATAGATATTTCATCATGCCAATGATTCTTGGTCATACTCATTATAACTTTCCTTCATGTCTATTAAAAAAGCCCCTTATGGGGCCTTCATTTACAATTTGAAATAATTTTTATATTGCTTATATTGATATTTTATCGTCAATATAAATATCTTTAGAATTTGGAAGTATGCTAGCAGTAACATCTAAAACATAAAATAAATCTAAGTCACCAGAAAGCTCACCATCAACAACTAGCTTTATATGACTACCACCTCTATAAATCATAAGGTTTTTATATTTTTTAAATAACTTACTGCAGTCAGCACCTTTATCTTTTAAATGCTGTATAGCAACAGCAGCTGTTTGCTGAAGCTCTTCAAGGCTAGCATTTTTATAATCTAAGCCTAAATATTCTACAAGAGCACCACCAGCAACTCGCACATAATTCAAGCTACCTTTGGTTACAACATACGAATACACTTTACTCATTCTTAATCCTCCGAATTATCGTTCTTAATAAATATTATCTAATTAGCATTATTAAAAATAATAAAGCCCCTTAGGTTTGGGGCCTATTTTAAATTCACTTTGCACCTAGTCCTACTAGCATGGTACTAAAAAGCACCATGCCTCATACCCGTAATCTCTAGCATCTAAAATTTTACCAGAGTTACCTCGAACCTTTCGCTTAGTGCAACAAACCCAGCGAAAGCCTTTAGGAGCAGGCTTTGAATTGATTTTTTTCAAACTCATTCAAGATACACCTCCTTTCAGAGAAGAGATTTTTATCTTGCCTAAACAAATCTTACTACCTATAATAAGATCCCTGAACCGTTATCGAACAAGATTGATGATGCTTCTCAGTACATCATCTCATGACTTGAAACGCCAATTTCAATCCATGATGTAAATCGTTAACACAATGTAGCTAGGAGTTCAATCCTTAAACGCTATCTAATAAAAGCCAGCGAATATAATTAATTCGTTGGTTTTTTTCTAAAACAAACTCATTTGTTCTAAATCAACTTGCAACCCTAAGCACATCATCATTGCATCAGCAAATAAGTCAGCTTGATATTCTGCATCCTCCTCTCTAGTAGCTGGCGATGACTTTTCATCAAAATATCTAAATTCATGACGCAAAAAGTAATGCCCTAACTCATGCAAAAGAACCCTTAAAGCCTCCATCTTTCTTTTCCTATATTCTCTAGTCTTAGTTTTATAGCTAAGTTGCTTCCAAATTCTATGGGGAATTTTTATTTCCCTTCTTACTGGGTCATACAAACCATTTACAGGAAACATCCACTCATTATCTGGAATTAATTCGAATCTCAAATCAAATATAGATTGAGAAGCTATCTGATCGATAATCAATTCGGGCTTTTCAATAAACTTACTATGTGATAAGCCTAAAAGACGCACAAGAGTTGTTGCTAAAGATACAATTTCAGCTGTATTTTTTGCAACAACTCTATGACCTCTCATTGCATATCTTTCTGAACTTTCAATCAAATCAACTCCTTTACTTCTTATTGAAGTTTTCAAAAAATTTAGAAATAATCTTCAACTCTTCCGCTGAAAGCTCTGAGTTAGCAAACTGTGACACTAGCATTTTATGATCTAAGCTTAATTCACTCATATCAATATTATCATTAGCAACACTAGCGTAAACATCAAGATCCTTAACCTCTACACCTTTCTCACCAAAATAATCTTTGATATTTTTTACCCATAACGAAGAAATTTTCTTCTTGGCATTTTCCATTGAACTTAAAAAACTTGGAGAGACGCCTAAATCTTTTGCCATCTCAGATAAAGTTACACCGGCATCTATCCGTGCTTTCTTTACAATCTTTCCAAAGTTACCGTTCATAATAATCCCCTTAATCTCTTTATGCGCTTTACAGTAGCACCTATTCGCACCTTTAAGGCACACCAATAATATACACTAAATAAGAAAAATAAATCAACCTTATTTTTATATTTTTTTAACCAAAATGGTTAAGATCATGATTTAGAATAATAAAAAACATTTTATACATCATTATTGGACTCTATATCTCTTTAAAGCTTCTAAATTAGATTTTCTATCTTTGCACTGATCAATAAAATCAGACCACCATTGCAGTGCTTCTCTTCTTTCTTCAATATACTGAGCTTTATTATAGGTACTTCGTACAGTATTGCTATCTTTGTGTGCCAAACACGCTTCAATCACATCAGGTCTAAATAATCCTGTTTCATTCATAATAGTTGATGACAAGTGTCGCAAACCATGAATGGTTGTATCAATTTTCTGGCGCTTTAATGCCATTAGAGGATAGTCCTGGCTTAAATGGGATGCAAAATTTTGACTAGGAAAAATATATTGAGTGCCACCGCTCAATTCGCGTATTTTGTTGAGAATCTCAATGGATTGAGTTGATAATGGAATAATATGTTCCCTACCCATCTTCATTCGTTCAGCAGGAATAATTAAAAGCTGACGTTCTTCATCATATTCTTTCCATTCTGCTTTGGCACTTTCAGATGCACGGGTCATATTCCTTAAAATAAATTCCGTACATAATCTGACCGATAAATTGAAGCGCTCATTTTCAAACATTTCAAACAACTGATAAATATTTTGCTTATCTAGTGATCTATAGTTTTTTGCTTCATGTGGTTTAAAAGCCTTCGCAGATACCATAGCAGCAGGATTGTACTTACATAATCCACGAGCCACTGCAAAATCAAATGCCATTTTAATTGTGGATTTAGTTTTGTGCAATTGCTCTAATGCATTACGCTTTTCAATTTCTTGAAGAGAAAGGACAATATGCTGAGGCTCAATTTTATTGATTGGCATTGCACCAATGACGGGAAAAACATCATTTTCCATACAAACAAGCGCACGATCAGCATGCCTTTTTGAAACTGTTTGAGACCATCTTACCCACCAATCTCTAAACACACTTTCAAATGTATTTTGCGCACTGAGCTGAATTGTTTTACCGTGGTCTAATTTATCTTTTAACTCTTCTCTAATCTTTCGAGCTTCAGTTAATGACACTTCATTCAAATCACCAATGGTGTAACTCTTACGCTTACCATTGATGTCTTTATAGTCCAATCGCCAAACTTTTTTACCTGTTGGATAGACACATAGAAGTAAACCACCACCGTCAAACAATCGATACTGCTTATCTTTTGGCTTAGCTTCTTTAATTTCTTTAAGGGTTAATGGAACGATTACTTTAGGCAT